CCGTTGCAGAACTGCAATGGGAGACATGGCGCAAGCCGCGCGGCTGCACGATGCTGTACATGATGTGCGTCGGCGGCGGAGCCGGGGGTGGTGGCGGATTCAACGCAGCATCAGGCAATAGAGGCGGCGGCGGAGGTGGCGGCGGGGGTGGACTTTCCCGCCTGATAATCCCCGCCTTCCTCGTCCCCGACACCCTGTTCGTTCAGGTTGGAGCGGGCGGGCAGGGCGTGTCCTCGGGCGGCGGTACGGCAGGTTCGGGCGTGTTGTCCCGTGTAGCTATCTACCCGCATTCCACGGAGATCAACTGCCTGCTTAACTCGGGCAACGCAGCAGCCGCAGGCGGCACAACCGGCACGGTCAGCGCGGCCGGCACGGGCGGGGCAGGCAGCACCGTTGCCACGGCGGCAACCATGTGTGTGGCTGGATTGGGCGTATTCACCGCCACGGCAGGCGCAGCGGGCACTAACGGCGGCGCACATACGGGCGCAGTAGGGACCAGTACGACCATCCCGACTTCTGCCATTGCCCCGATGGGCGGCACGGGCGGGGCGGGCGTCAATGCGGCCGCCTTCGCGGGCGGCGGCATCGGGGCAACTAACAACACCTACCTGTCCGAGCAGCGGCCCGCCACCACTACCACCAGCGCGGTTGATGGCTCGGGCGGCTCACAGATATGGAAACCATTCTTTAGCTTTCCCGGCCTTGGCGGCGCCTCCTCGGTCGCTGGTGCGGGTGGTAACGGCGGCAACGGATCGGCCTATGGCGCCGGAGGTGGTGGCGGTGGGGCAGGTGTGAGCGCAGGTCGCGGCGGTGACGGTGGCTCAGGATACGTTGTTATCCTGGCGTGGTAAGCCATGGCGTTCCAAGTCGGCGCGTTCCAGTCTAACGCATTCCAGCAGACTGATCCTCCGTCGTCGGCAGTAGAGGAGCGGACCGGCGGTTGGACACGCTGGGTCGGCTACGACGATGACGAGGCCCTTAAGGATCGGGTCCACGCCGAGCGGGTACGGATGGGCATATTGCCCGCCGATGCCGTCAAGGCGGTGGCCCAGATCACGGTCCAGCACAAGCTAGAGCCGGATCAGTCCCTCATCCTGCTCGCCGCCGAGCTGAAAGTGATCGGGGCGCAGATGAATGCGGCCTATATCCAACAATTCGAGCGTGTGCTGGCCGCCAAGCGGGCGTTTGACGACGACGAGGAAGCCATCTCGCTTCTGATCTGAGTATGATTCCGCCGGGCGTTCGTTTAGGCACGATGGTGAAGGCAATCTCGGCGGTAGGCGGAGCAGTAACGGCAGACTGCGGCGAGCATGGTTGGAGCGTGGCCGTACTGCATGTGACCGGCACCTTCGCCGGCCATAACGTCAGCTTCGAGGGATCAGTTAACGGCAAGGATTGGTTTTCGATCCAGGCTACCAAGACCGACTCCAACGCCGTCCAGACTGCGACCGGCAAGATGAACGGCGACCCCGGCCACGCATGGCGGGTGAATGCATCCGGCCTGTCGCACGTCCGGGTGCGCTGCACGCAGCACACGTCCGGCACGGCAAATTGGCATATTCGAGTGGGGTCGTAGCCACGCTGCGACAAATACAGCATTACTAATACCGCCCGTGCGGCTCACGGTGTTTACGGACTGTCGGGAGACAGACCTATCCCTTGTGGAGAGTTATGGAACAGCCAGTCGAGGGCGTAGTTGCCCCTTCGGTCGCCCCTGAAGAGACCCAACAGGCGCCAGTAGTGGTTGAGCAAGCCGAGGAGTCAGCCGCCCCGGAAACGCAGGAAGCAGACAGTCCTCCGAAAGAGGACAAAGCACCGCCCAAATGGGCGACCAAGCGCATCAACGAGTTAACCCGCGACAAATACCGCGAGCGTGCCCAGCGTGAAATGCTGGAGACACGTTTGGCAGAGATTGAGCAACGTCTACAGGCACAGCCGACCGACGCGGACACTCAAGATCGCTTACAGCCGCAAGGACAGCCACAGAGTCAGGCAGAACTTCTCCGCCAAGCTGAGGCGCGCGTTGCCTTCGATATGAAGTGCAATGAGGCGTTTAAGGCCGGCACCAAGGAGTTCCCCGACTTTGAGGACGCACTAGGCAACCTGAAGATGGTTGGCATCGACGCTAACGCCCTGAGCGTGATCGTTGAGGCCGATGAGCCACACAAGGTGCTGAAGGCGTTAGGCGATGATCCCGACGAGGCGCAAAGAATTCTGAGTCTTCCTCCTGTGGCAATGGCTCGTGCAATCGGCCGGTTAGAGGCCGAAATGGCGAAGCCGAAACCCAACGCCCGCCAAAGCAACGCGCCCGCCCCCATTACCCCCGTATCGGCCCGCTCGGCATCGGTTCACGCCCTGTCGGACGAAGCGGATATGAAGTCGTGGTTAGCGGCCCGCAATGCCCAGGTTAAGGGTAGACCCAACTAATCTCATAGGAATTTAAGCCAAAATGGCAAACTCAATCCTTACCAACACAGTGATCACGCGCGAAGCTGCGCGGATCCTGCACCAGACGGACAACTTCCTGGGTTCCATCAACATGGAATATCAGGACCAGTTCGCCCGCACGGGTGCGAAAGCCGGCGCGACCATCGGTATGCGTCTGCCCACCAAGTACAAAGCGCGCACAAGCGCCACGTTCTCCGGCCAAGACCACGTTGAGCGCAGCACGCCGCTCGCCGTCCTTAGCCAGTGGGGCGTTGACGTGTCGTTCTCGACCTACGACAGAACCCTGTCGCTGGACGATTTCAGCAAGCGCGTAGTCGCACCGGCCATCAAGCAGCTCGCCGCCGAAGTTGCCGGCAACTGCATGAGCGCCGCGTACAAGTATGTCAACAACTACACGAACGCGACGACCGACACGACCCTGACCTACAAGTACTTCCAGAAAAACGGCGCGAACATCACCAACGGCCTCGGCCCACTGGCTGATCGCACCGGCCTTCTGACGCCTTTGTCGGCGGTTGAGTTCTTGGACGCCACCAAAGGTCTGTTTGCAGCCAACTCCAACCTGAACACCCAGTTCCGCGAAGGAATTATGGGCCGCACGGGCGGATTCGATGTTGGTGAGAATACGATGCTGCCGTCGCACACGACCGGCTCGCTGGCGGGTACACCGCTGACGGACGGCGCGGCACTCGGCACGTCAACGACCGCCAACGCGTGGGTATCGCAGACAGTCATGCAGATCGACGGCGCAACATCGCTGACGACTCTGGCTGCCGGCGACATCATCACGTTCGGTACGGTTGCTGCGGGCCTGGTGGCTTGCCACCCGGAGACGAAAGCCTCCACGGGTAAGCTGCAAACGTTCGTTGTGCAGTCCGCTGTGACCCTGACGACCTCCGCCGATGACTATTCGGTGACGGTTAAGCCGGGCATCATGTACGGCACGGGCAATGCGTTCCAGAACGTGATCCTGACCAAAGCTGATACCGACGGCATGACCGTTACCCGTATCGGCGCGGCCAGCACGCAGTTCGCGCAAGACCTGTTCTTCCACAAAGACGCGTTCGCGATTGCGTTCGTTGACCTTGAGGACGTATCGCCTTACGGCGCGTCGTGCTCGCGTCAATCGACGGACAAGATCAGCATTCGCTTCGTCCAGCAGTACGGCGCTTCCGATGACATCGTCAAGGCTCGCTTTGACGTGTGCTTCGGCTTCGCCCCGTTGTACCCGGAGTTGGCAAGCCGTCACATGACGACTGCCAGCCTGTTGTAAGAGTAATACCGTCAGACGGCCCCCTCGGCGCAAGCCCTGGGGGCTTTTTATTTGCGGCTGTTGATGCCACCCATCAACTATTGCAAAGATTCAGGGCACCGTACCCAATACGGGCATCTTTATACCCAAACGGGGTTGTATGTCATTTAAGAAGCGCGAAAAGGGAATACCGAAAGAAAACCAGATTCACGCCTACATCTGCACGCCCGCCTATGACGGCAAGGTAGACGCGAATTACTCACAATCACTAGCAGAGGCGTCTTACTGTGCGCCCCTGTATGGCATCCGCATCACTGCGGGCGTCATGGGCAACGGGGCCTTTATCGACCTCGCCCGCAATGTGTTCGTCAAGAAGTTCCTGAACGAGTTCAATGAAGCGACACATCTCTTTTTCATAGACGCCGACCTGAAGTTCGAGCCGCGCGCCTTTATCGGCCTGTTGCAGTCGGGGCACCCGGTCTGCGCGGGCGTCTACCGTAAGAGGCAGGAGCCGGAGGAGTACCCATTCAGGGCCGCAGAAAACCCCGACGGCGGCGGTCTGTGGTTCATAGACGACTGGCTGCAATGTGATCGAGTCCCGACGGGATTCCTGTGCATCCGGCGCGACGTGCTGGAGGAGATGAGCGCCGACGCGCCCAAGGTCTACGTCCACGGCCATGACCTCATTCCGTGGGTGTTCCATACCGAGTATGGCAGCGGCGACGACGACACGGCCCTGCAAGCATTGATCGCGAAGTACAACCTCCCGGCTGAGTTCGTGGAGAAGTATGCCAAGTGGATACCCACCGACGGCCAGAAGTTCATCGGTGAGGACTACGGCTTCTGCAACGACTATGTAAGGAAGTACGGCAAGAACATCCCCGTCTGGACTAACTTTAACTTTGTCCACGGCAACATCTACAGCGGCAATATGTTCGAGTGGCTGACGACGGAGAAGGCCAAGCGGGACGCCGAGGTATCGGCATGAAGCGCGAGCTACTGATTGGCTGCGGCAACAACCGCTTTAAGCGCCTGTGGCCCGAGGGTGAGACCCGCGAATGGTCCAACCTGACCACGCTGGACATTGACCCGAGCTGTAAGCCGGACATAGTTCACGACTTAACCGTCCTACCGTTGCCGTTTGCCGACAACGAGTTTGACGAGATTCACGCCTACGAGTGCCTAGAGCATACGGGGCAACAGGGTGACTGGCGCTTCTTCTTCGCCCAGTTCTACGAGTTCTGGCGGATTCT